TGTCAAAATATTGACTAGGTGGGGAGTCTGCGAATAGACCAACACAACAATGCACGAGAGATGCAATAGAGATTATATAGTTATGTGTTGGTAATTTTGTCAACCCATAAGATATACCTTTAACCCTGGGTAACATAGTCATTATTATATCATATAAATTTAGAATCAACAAGTTATTTTTTTACTTTTTTATAAACATAACATAGTGTATAATACAATAATGAAAAAACAACCCAAACATCTATTATATGCTCACTTAGATGATGCAGGTCTTAGGGATTTAATTAAAGAGACTGCAGCATTTCGTAAAAAACGTAACGCAGGTAGAGATTTAATTGAGATGAGACGTGAGTACATGCGTAGAATTGAAGAGAGGAGACTTAAAATGACAAAAAAGAAAGCTAAAGACTTACCTGAAGGTCAAAAAGTAAAGATGTTAGACAATGCACAGCAAAAATATCAGAACTTTGCAAAGAATACACTGCCTAGTGGACTATCTGCCATGCAAGAAAAGTTTTGTTTAGAGTATACAGCTACAGGTGATGTCTTAACTGCGTATCGTGCAGCAGGTTACAGTGAAAAAAGTAATGATGCACAAACTCGTGCTGAAGCTAAACGTCTATTAAAGAATGATAAGATTGAAGAAAGATGTAATCAAATAAGATTAGATGCAATGAAAGACGTAAGTGTTAATATTAATGAAGTTGTAAAGAAGTTTATGGATGTTTACAATCGTGGTCTTGCAGAAAATGACCTAACTAATGCAAATAGGGCAATGGAGTTCATAGGTAAACATCTAGGTATGTTAATTGAACGTCAAGAAATTAAACAAGACATAACAACAAAGTCACCTGAAGAATTAGAACGTGAGATAAAACATTATGAAAATGTTGTCAAACTGGAAAACATTAATAAAAAATAGTAATAAAATTATTTATTATTTTATTTTAATTTTTTTTATATCATGGATATCATATATAATAATTATAGCAGGATGGAATACATTTTGTAAAGGATGTCCAATTAAATGGTATACAACAAATGTTGAACCATATATACCTAGACCTGAACCTAGACCTGAACCATCTATTATAGAAGATGATGATGAAGACTGGGAAGATTCAGAATGGGAATAAAAATAATTAGGGGAAATACATATTGGTTTATGCCCTCAAATTTTGAGAGGAAAGTAAAACCAAGAGAATATAAATCACCTGTTGTCTCATGGACAAGTAAAATATCAAATGCTACAAGTAAATGAAAACTTAATTAAACTTAGAGAACTGTATTTCCAAAGAGCAATACAACAATCTAAAGATAGCTTTTTACATTTCATAGCTATGTTTGCACCTACATTAGTTCCTGATTGGATTATGGGTAAACATATTCATGTGATTGCAGATAAACTACAAAAGGTTGAAAGTGGAGAAATAAAAAGACTTATGGTATTTCTTCCACCACGTTCATCTAAATCTGTGATATGTTCAAAGTTATTTCCTGCGTGGTACGTAGGTAAACACCCACAACATGAAATATTAACTGTGTCACATTCAGACCAACTAGCTTCAGACTTTGGTAGAAGTGTAAGAGACTTAGTTAATTATGATTTATTTAATACAGTATTTCCAGATGTAACATTACGTAGTGATGTAAGAGCTGCAGGTAAATGGAAAACAAATCAGGGTGGTACATATTATGCAGCAGGTGTTCGTAGTCAGATTGCAGGTCGTGGTGCCCACGTTGCTATATTAGATGATGTAATGTCTGAAGAAGATTCATTTAGTGAAACAGGTAGACGATATGTAAAAGAATGGTACCCATCAGGTTTACGTACACGTATTATGCCTAATGGTTCAATAGTTATTATTAATACACGATACCATGAAGATGATTTATGTGGTTGGTTACTAAGACAAGAATCACAAATAGAATTAGAAAATAAGTGGGAGGTTATAAAAATACCTGCATGGGTTGATGAAGATTCAAGTAAATTATTAAAACTACCTATAGGTTCTTCATATTTTCCTGAATGGAAACCTGATACTATTTTAAAAAATGATGAAGAAGAAATAAAAGCAAGTAATGGCTCACGATATTGGGAGTCTCTTTACATGCAGAATCCTGTACCAGATACTGGTGGAATTATAAAAAAGAAATGGATTCAATGGTGGGACTATGATGACCCTCCTGATTGTAGTTATATAATTCAAACATATGATACTGCATTTTCAACAAAGACAACTGCTGATTATAGTGTCATTCAAACATGGGGTATATTTGAAAATTTAGAAACTGATTCAACTGGTAGAGAAAGTTGGGTATCTAATTTAATATTATTAGGAAATGAAAAAGGTAGATTTGATTATCCTACATTGAGAACAAAAGCACAAGAGCTATATGACTATCATAAACCTGATGTCTGTATTATAGAAAAGAAAGCAAGTGGACAATCGTTAATACAGGACATGCGTAGAGCAGGACTACCAGTTTTAGATTATACCCCTGATAGAGATAAGACTGCAAGAGTATATGCAGCAACTCCACTTATGGAAGCAGGTAGAGTTTGGTTACCTAAAGGCTATGAATGGAGTGATAGTCTTTTTAGTGAAGCAATTACGTTTCCAAATGGGAGACATGATGACCAAGTAGATGCAATGACAATGGCAGTTCACTATATGAAAGAGTCTTGGAATTTAGTGCATCCTGATGACCCTGATTATGAAGAAGGATATGAAAGAAAAAAAAGGGTTGCATACTGGAAGTTTTAAGTATATAATATAAAATTAATAACTGTGAAAGAAAATTTATGCCAACTGAAAAAAATCCCTTTGATAAAATTCCAGGAATAGAACAAGAAGAAACTATTACTGAAGAAAATATTACTGAAGAAAGTCTTCCTAATGAAAGTATAGCAATGATGGAAGATGGGTCAGCAGTAGTTGACCTTATGGGCAGACCTGCTATTATGCCTGAAGAAGAAATGGTAGGTGGTCATTATGATAATTTAGTTCCAACTCTTGATGAAGAAACACTTCAAGAAATAGGAGCAACTGTTTATGAAAAATATGAAGCAGATAAAGAATCAAGAGGAGAATGGGAACAAACATTTGAAAGAGGATTTGATTTATTAGGATTAAAATTAAAAGAAACTTCAGAACCATTTGAAGGTGCATGTACTGCAGTTCATCCACTCTTAATAGAGTCAGCAGTGAAGTTTCAATCAAAAGCTTCTCAAGAACTATTTCCTGCTGGTGGTCCAGTAATGGCTCAGATAATAGGAACTGAGACTGTAGAAAAACAACAACAAGCATCTCGTGTAAAACAATTTATGAATTATCAACTTACGGAGATGATGCCTGAATACTTTCATGAGTTTGAAAGAATGTTGTTTCATTTACCAATTATTGGTTCAGCATTTAAAAAGATTTATTATGATGGTTCATTAGATAGACCTTGTTCAGAATTTGTTCCTATTGACCAGTTTTATGTTTCATATCATGCTTCAGATTTAAGAAAAGCAGATAGATATACACATGTTATACTACGTAATCCAAATGATTTAGCAAAAGAAATAGCTGCAGGAGTTTATGAAGATATTGAATTACCTGAAGCACAGTCTGTAGAACAAACCTCAATGTCAATGAAAGTTGATGAGATTATGGGAACAGCTATACCTGCAGACTCTGACCCACAATATATTTTGTTAGAACAACATTGTTATTTAGATTTAGATAATGAAGGAGTCGCTTCACCTTATATTGTTACAGTTGAAGAAAGTTCAAGAAAAGTTTTATCTATAAGACGAAACTATAATGAAGATGACCCTACTAAACAAATGAAAATGTTTTTTACACATTACAAATTTGTTCCAGGTTTTGGTTTTTATGGTTTAGGTCTTATACATTTTTTAGGTAATCTTACAATGACTGCAACTGCAGCTATGAGAAACTTAGTTGACTCTGGACAGTTTGCAACATTACCTGCAGGATTTAAAGCAAAAGGTGTAAAGGTTGTTGGAGATAATGAACCTTTATCTCCTGGTGAATTTAGAGATGTTGAAGCTACAGGTGTAGATTTAAATAGAGCAATAGTTCCTTTACCTTATAAAGAACCTTCTAATACATTATTTCAAATGTTAGGTTTTGTAGCAGGAGCAGGACAAAAGTTTGCAGATAGTACAGAAAAAGTAATTAATGATTCAACTAATTATGGTCCAGTTGGAACAACTATGGCATTGTTAGAAGCTTCAAGTAAATTTTTTAGTGCTATACATAAAAGATTACATCACTCACAAAAAGAAGAATTTAAAATATTAGCAAGGATAAACTTTGAGTCATTACCTGATTCATATCCTTATGAGGTTCCTGGTGCAAGTCCAACCATATTTAAAATGGACTTTGATGGTAAAATTGATGTGGTTCCTGTAAGTGACCCTAATATACCTTCAAGTGCTCATAGATTAATGCTTTCACAGTTGGCTCTACAGTTAGCCAGTCAAGCACCACCAGGAACTTATAATATACAGGCATTACATAGAACAATATTACAAGCTGCAAATATGCCTAACTTAGAAGCTATACTTCCACCACAAGTACAGCCACAAGCACTTGACCCTGTATCAGATATACAAGCAGCAGTAAAAGGTATGCCAATAGCTGCTTTTCCTGGACAAGACCACATGGCTCATGTTACAGTTAAGTCTGCTTATTTAACTGACCCAATGAATGGTGGTAGTCCTATTATGCAGAAAGTACAACCAATACTTGAAGCAAATATAAAAGAACATATGATTATGAGATACCAAGAACAAATCAATGGAATGGTATCAGGAGTAGCTACTGACCCTGCAACATTACAACAAGTACAGGCTCAAGCTGCACAACAGATTTCACAAGCTAACCTAGCAATGGGTAAAATGGAAACACCTGAGCAACAAATGGTTGAGCTTGAGAAAAAGAGATTAGAGATTGAGTCAGAAAAACTTGGTCTTGAGGCTCTACAAGAAGCTGCAAACTTAGCTGTTAAACAAAGAGAACTAACTATTAAAGAAGAAGACCAAGGTATTAAAGCTTTAAAAGATGGTGCTCAAATAGCAGTTAAGAGAACTGAAGGTGAAAAAAATCGTCAGTCCAAAATTGCAGGTCAAGCAATTAAAACTCTTGGTGACTTAGCTAAAGAAGAAATGAAAGGAGAAGACTAATGAGTGATATAATTAAAGGACCACATACTCCAGCAAAATATGGTGACTGGTCAAAAGTACCTGGAAGCGAAATGTCTTTTAGAGCAAAGAGGGGTATATTAAGAGAAGACCCTCCTGCTTCATATAAAACTAAAAAATAATTTATGAAGAATATTATTTCTGAAATTGAGAAGGAAATAAATGCAGAAGTAGGTCGTATTCAGCAATCATTAGGGGATGGTGTTTGTGAGGACTATAATCATTATAAACAACAGGTTGGATGTATTATAGGACTTAAATATGCTAATAGCTTAATAACTAATATCTATAAAAAAATGATTGATGGAGAAGATGATGCAGACTATTAAATTAAATAATGCAGTTAAAAATGATGAATGGACAAACAGAGAAGAACTACCTGACCCAGAGACTTTACCTACTCTGCCTGGCTATCACGTATTGGTTCGCCCTGTTACGATAAGGGAAACAACTAAAGGTGGTATTATGTTACCTGATTCAGTTAAAAGTGATATAGCTTATCTAACTACAGTTGGTAAAGTTTTATCGTTAGGAGATTTAGCTTATAAAGATGAAGATAAATTTCCAAATGGAAACTGGTGTAATGTAGGAGATTATGTGTGTTATACTAAACATGCAGGTCAAAAACTATTTTATAAGAATGTAAAATTATTATTATTATATGATGACCAGATAATGATGAAAGTTGGAGACCCTAAAGATTTAGATACTACATATAATTTATCAAATTAAAATGATAAAAGAAAAACTAAAAGAAGCTTTTTTATCTCATGCAGATGGACATATTAAAAAACATGTTGCTAATGTTGAAGTGTTATTAAATAATCCTACAGGTATAGGTGAACATGGAGATATTATAAGTGAGATTGAAAAAGAATTAAATGAAGTTGCTAAATATGAAGACTTAATAACAGTAATGAATAAATATTTGTAAAGGAGGATAAAATGCAAATAACTAAAAATCTTATAAAATTTAGTAATATGATAATAAAAATTCCTGATGATTGTAAAAGAGTGTGGGATTGTTCTGAGAATCGCTGGGGATATAGGAAGATTAACAATGACTAAATTATGTGCAAGGGGGAAAAATGCTGCGAAACGTAAATTTAAAGTTTATCCTAGTGCGTATGCAAATGCGTATGCTTCTAAAATCTGTGCAGGAAAAATTAAAGACCCTAGTGGTCTCAAGCGAAAAGATTTTAAAGGTCCTAAAAAGAAAATGGCAGTGGGTAAAAGAGTGGGTAAGCCACAAGGTAAAGTTGCTAAAGGTTGTGGTGCTATTATGGCGAATAGAAAAAAAAGAACTAGAATTACTTAGTGACAAATATAAAAAACAAAAAGGTAAAAGACCTGAAGAGGTATAGATGAAAAAGAAAAAAGGTGGTGGACTTAAAAAATGGTTTAAGGAAAACTGGGTAGATATATCTACAGGTAAACCTTGTGGAAGAAAATCTGCAAGTAAATCTAAAAGAAAATATCCAGTATGTAGACCTAAAGCTGTAGCTGATAGAATGACTGCAGGACAAAAAGCTTCAGCAATAAAAAGAAAAAGAGCTAAAGGTAATATTGGTCCTAAACCAAAATCTATTAGATACCCTATTAGTGCAAGTGGGAGAAAACAAAAAGTAAAAAAGAAAAGGGGATAAAATATGATTGACCCATTTACAGCTTTTGCAGCTTTGAAGGGAGCTACAGAAGCAATATCTAAAGCTATTAAAACAGGTAAAGATTTAGCTAAAATGTCAGGAGCAGTAGCTAAATGGGCAAAGGCTGAAGCAGGTTTACAAGTTGTTGCATCAGAAAAACCTGGATTGTTTGGAAAATTAACTGGTGCTGAACAAAATGCTATAGATGCTCATTTTAGAAAAGAAGAAGCTAATAGATTAAGAGATGAAATGAGAAGTATGTTTTTATTATATGGTTCACCTGGACAGTGGGAGAGATTACAACAAGAGATAGCTGTTGAAAGAAAAAGACAATCTGATATATTAAAAGAACAAATTAAAAAACAAAAATTTAGGCGAAATCTAATTATAGGTTCAATAGCAGCAATATTAGGGTTGGGTATTATTGCTATTGAGATATACATATTAACCAACCACATATAAGGAGTAAAAATGAAAAAATCTAAAATGGGTTATGCTGGTGGCAAAAAAGTTAAAATGGGTTATGCTGGTGGTAAAAAAGTAAAGATGATGATGGCAGGTGGAATTATTAAAGGACCTCATAGCTAAACATGTCTCATCTAATATCCAATATACCTTTTTTTAGGTGTTGGGTAAGGAAGGAGTTTACTCATAATCATCAAGCATATCATGGGGAATATTTACATGCGTTAGCTATTGCAGTTAATTGTATGCCTGATAGATGTTTAAGTTTCCAAGTTGTCTTTACAGGTTGTGAAGCTGAAGAACAAAATTTACATGGTGGTGCAATGTGGGCACGTATGCCAATAACAGGTTTAATAGGTGACATACCTTTAGATGAATGGACACCACCTATTGAAACACATTATGCTCAACCTTGGGATTGTCCAAGTCATAATCATAGTATTATTGTTATGGACAGAATTAGTTCAAGTCCTTGGATGTGTAAAGTAAATGGTGAATTTTATACTGGTAAATATTACTTTACAGTTGACTTTACTGATAGTGCAGTTGCAGATGACCCTGCACAACATAAACAATCACATGTTTTACATTTAACATCTGGTCCATATAAAGGTGCAATGGTAGCTTTACCTAATAATAGAGTTAGAGTTACAAGTCCTGCAATGTGGTCAGCAGGTGAAGGTGCTCCAGATTTTGTACCTTCTCAATATAAACATACTGCTGAGTGTCATGATGATTATATGGATGTAAATAAAACATTTGATAACTTATATAATAAGGATAAAAAATGAATGAAAGAACAGTTAAGAGTGTAGTTGCTGCATTAAAAAAAGCTTCAAGAGCACATGCAGCACAAGCTAAAAAATTAGAAAAGATGTTAAATAAAAAATAGTTACTTGTATGTTACTATAAACTATAGTATCATATATGATTATAACTTTGCGTAATCGCTTGGTTCGCAACAACGTAGGAGAAAATATGGAAGACAATACAGTCACCAAAGATGATGGTTGGGGTCAAATAGATACATCACAATCTGAATCAAAAGAAAAAGAAGATAAAGTAGACTTTGAGGTTGAAAACTCTTCTGAAGAAAAAGAAGTTAAGGTTGAACCTGAAATTGAAAAAGAAGAGGTAAAAGAAAAACCTAAACTTGAAACTAAACAAGAAGAAGAAACTCAACTAGAAGAACAACCTGATGAAGCTAAAGATATAGATTCTAAAAGAGCACAAAAAAGAATACGTCAGTTAGTTCGTCAAAGAAAAGAAAAGGAAGAAGAAGTTGCCAGACTTTTAGCTGATAAACAAGAACTTGAAAAAAGATTAAAAACAAATCAAAGCAATCAATTTGATTTAACAAAGACAAGTCTTGAGTCTCAAGAAAAAAGTTTAGAGAATCAACTTAGTCTTGCTAAACAAAATTATTTAGATGCTTTTGAAAAAGATGATAAGAGTCAATTATTAAAAGCACAAGAAGCTTTAAATGAAGCACAGATTAATTTAAATAGTGTAAAAACAAATAAGGTTAATTTTGATAAAGATTACGAGAATTACCAGAACTCAGTTAAACAACAGCCTGTTCAACAATCTCAACCTCAACAACCCCAATACGACCCTAAAGCAGTCGCATGGGCAGAAAAGAATGAGTGGTTTGGTCAAGATAAAATGATGACTGCTGCAGCATTAGCTTTAGATGCTCAGTTAAAAGAAGAAGGTTTTGACCCAGCAGATGATGATTTTTATACTGAAGTTGATACAAGGTTACAACAAACCTTCCCAACTAAATTTAAACAAACTCAACAAGTTCGTCAGAAGGACACGTCAAGTCCTTCTCAAGTAGTCGCAGGAACTTCTCGCACTCCTGCTTCCAAAAAAATCAAGTTAACTCAAGAAGACGTTAGACTTGCACAAAAATGGAATGTACCACTTGAACAGTATGCCAAAGAGAAAGCAAAAGTGTCTGACTCTGAAGAGTATACAACAATATCAACAATGCGTAGGAGTTCATAACAATGGCAATAACTAAAACAAAACGTACTGAAGAAACTAGAGAATCTACTTCAAAAATTGAAACGTCTTCATTTGAAGAAGAAAACTATCTTGATATACCTCAAGCTGTTAAAGATAAATTTAATAGTCAAGGTATGACTTTAAGATGGATTAGAGTCGCTTTAAGTGGAGAGGATGATTATAAAAATGTGGGTAAGAGACAACGTGAAGGTTGGACTTTCGTTTCACCTGAAGAAGTTCCAGAGTTAGCTTCGTCTTCAATCGTAAGGGAAGATGGCAGATATAAAGGAGTCGTGAGTAATGGAGATGTTGCTCTTGCAAAGATGCCTATTGAAAAATCTGAAGCAAGAAAAAATCACCAACTTAAAAAACATAAAATGCAAGAAGATTCTTTAGATGCTAGATTACGTGCAGAATCAGATTCACGTATGCCAATAACGAACTCAAGTAAATCAACAGTTACAAAAGGTCGTGAACCTCGTTTTCAACGATAGTTTGTAACAAATATTAATAATCTATTGAAGGAGAAAAACAATGAGTTCAAGTAAAGCACTCAATGGTTTTGTCCCCATGAGAATGGCAGGGTCTGGTTACAATACAACTGGTATGACCAAGTATGATATTGCTAACAATACAGCCTCTAATATTTTCTTTGGGGATGTAGTAAAAACTGCAAGTGGATTTTTAACTCCAATTGCAACTACTACTGACTATGCAGTAGGTGTGTTTATGGGTTGTGAATATATTGACCCAACAACAAAACAACTTACTTTTAGTAGACATTTTCCTGCAAATACTTCAAGTGCTGTAGGTGTACCAAAAGCAATGGTCGTTGATGACCCAAGTGCTTCATTCATGGTACAAGCAGATGCTTCAGTTACTGCAGGTGATATTAACGGAATGAACTTTGCTGTTACTTTAGGTTCAGGTTCAACTGTAACTGGTAATTCAGGTTTTGGTATTAAAGCTGCGAGTAGAGCAACTACTCATTTATTAGCGAGACCTATTGCAGTTGTAGACGAGCCAGGAAATAGTCTATCAGCTACTGATGGAGCTTTTCCAAAGCTTGAAGTAAAAATTGTTCAACATGCTCTTACAAGAGTATCATCAGCTTAATTAAGGAAGGAGACATAATATGGCTATAAATAGAGCAAGTATTGCAAAGCAACTTCTTCCAGGACTTAATGCTGTCTTTGGTGTTGAGTATGGTGAAGTTAATGATGAGCATACACCCCTATTTGAAACAGAAAATTCAGATAGGTCATTTGAAGAAGAAGTGTTATTCACAGGATTTGGCACAGCTCCAGTAAAATCTGAAGGTGCTGCTGTTTCTTTTGATGAAGCACAAGAATCATTCACAGCTAGATATAATCACGAAACAGTTGCTTTAGCTTTTTCAATTACTGAAGAAGCAATGGAAGACAACTTGTACGACACTTTCGCAAAAGTTCGTGCTCGTGCTTTAGCTCGTGCAATGGCTAATACTAAACAAGTAAAAGCTGCTGCCATTTTTAATAATGGATTTACAGCAGGTGATAGTGCAATTGGTGATGGACAAGCTTTCTTTTCAGCTTCACACCCAGTTGTAGGAGGTGGAACTCAAAGTAATATTCTAGCTGCTGCTGATTTATCAGAGTCAGCTTTAGAAACTGCTTTGATTGCTATTGATGCAACAAAAGATGACAGAGGTATCTTAATTGGTACACAAGCTGTATCTTTACACATTCCATCTGACCTTAAATTTACTGCAGAGAGACTATTAGCTTCTCCAGGTAAAGTAGGGTCAAATCACAACGACATTAACGCAATTAGAAACATGGGAGTAGTTCCTGATGGATATTATGTAAATAGAAGATTTACAAATTCCAACGACTACTACATTAAAACTGATGTGCCTAATGGTGCCAAAATGTTTGTAAGAGTTCCTCTACAAACTAAAATGGAGCCAGACTTTGATACAGGTAACGTCAGATTTAAATCAAGAGAAAGATATTCTTTTGGTGTTTCTGATTGGAGAAGTTACTATGGTTCACAAGGAGCATAGATAAACATTTATAAGGGGTCTCTTATGAGACCCTTTATATTTTATATAGGGAATAAGAATGACTAATTTAAGTACAGTAAGACATGTAACAACTTCATCAGGAGATTTAACAGCAGTTGCAGTTGGTTTTCCAACAAGAATTAGAGGTTTTAATGTTTTAAATTCAAAAAATGCAGTAGGTACATTTGAAATAAAAGATGGTTTAACAACAGGAGCCACTAAATCAAGAATTAAAATTAACATGGCAGCAGATGGTACATTAGACACTTATCTAGCAGATGAAGGTGTTAGATGTGAAACTGGTGTTGTAGTAAGTGCAAGTGTTAGTGTATATGCTACAATTTACTTTGGATAGATAAATGGCTAGAAAAGCTAAGAAAAAATCTAAAGGAATGGGAATTAAAACAAGTGTTAAGTCAGGTAATTTTTTACCTACTAGCAAAGGTGCAGGAATGACTGCAAAAGGAGTAGCTGCATATCGTAGAGCAAATCCAGGTTCTAAATTAAAAACTGCAGTTACAGGTAATGTAAAAAAAGGTAGCAAGGCTGCTAAACGTAGAAAGTCTTTTTGTGCTAGAAGTGCAGGACAGGCTAGGATGCATAATATTAATTGTAAGAAAACTCCAAAAAAAAGAATATGTGCAGCACGTAGAAGATGGAAATGTTAAATGGCAGATTTTACAACTTTAACAACAGAGATTATAAATACAACTGAGAATGACTCATCAGAGTTTTTAAGTCAATTACCTAATATTGTTAATAGAGCAGAGGAAAGATTAACAGATGAGTTAGATGATTATGGTTTAGTAACATATACTTCAGTAGCAGTTTCACAAGGTAATAATATAGTTACTCTACCAACAGGTACAAGAATTGTAAAGAACTTTAATGTTGATATTAATGGAGCAAAGACAAGTATACTTTTAAAGACTGATGAATATTTAAGAGATTATTGGAATGTATCAGCTTCAACAGGTGAACCAAAGTATTATGCACATAAAGATAATACAACTATATTGGTAGCACCTACACCTTCATCAACAAGTAATGGTGAGGTAGTACATATATCAAGACCTACAACTTTAACGTCAGCTTCACCTAGTAATTATTTTACAGATTTTTGTTATAACGCATTGTTTAATGCATGTTTAGTTGAATCATATATCTTTATGAAAAACTTTCAAGCTGTTCCTACATTTGAACAAAAGTATCAATCAGCTATTTCAATTGTTAGAAACAGAGCCAGAAGATTTAGACGTGACGATATGACAAGACCTGCAAGTCCTGCAGGAGCAGATAACACAGTTGTAGATGGGAGTAACTAATGGATAAAAAAAATGGACCAGATAAAGAATCAAATATTGTTTCTGATAAAGAACTTGAAAAAAGAAGAATAAAAAAAACTAATGAAAAATTTGCAGCTCGTGATAAAGCATTTAAAGAAAAAATTGACTTAGAAAAAGTACGTGGATTTTTTGGTAAAGATGGGAAAGTAAAAGCATTAGGTCTCCCAAATAGTGTTAGTGGAATTAAAGCAGCATTAAATGACGCAAAAAAATTTGGTTCAAAAATAACACCAAAAAAAATAAAAGCTTTAAGAACTTTGTTACTTGCTAAACAAAAAGAAAGAACTAAACCTCCTACTAAAAAGAAATCTGGTGGTAGATTAAATGATGGTACTGCATTTATTAATAGTTTATATAAGGACAAACTATAAATGAAAAAAAAATTAGCTAAAGAACTTAAAGAATATTATGACGAATTAGAAGAAGGACTTAAAAATACTTACATAATGAAAGTAAAACCTAAACTTAGAAATCAAGCAAGAGAAGAAATGCAGGAATATAAACTTGATAAAAAATCACAAGGTTTAATTAAAAAATCTAAAGGTGGTAGTATGTCTGAAGGAACTGCATTTATTAATAGTTTATATAAGGATAAAATGTAATGGTTATTAGTAGAAGTTCAATACCACAACAGATAAGTAAACCTGGTGTAAAGAAAAAAAGTAAAGTTAAAAAAGTTTTAAAAGGTTTAGGTAAAGGTTTATTTAGCCCTGCAGCAGTTGCTTTTGAAGCTATCTATCCTACAGAAGCAGGTTCAGCAACTTTATTTACTGATGAAGAATTAAAAGAAATGAAACGTAAAGAAAAAGAAAATGAAAAGTCTATAAAAAAATATATGGGTGGTTCATTAAATACAAGGAGAATGTAATGAAAAAAGCTTTACTTAAAAAATTTAAAGACTTAACTATGGAACAACAAAAAAAAGTTGTTGAACAAGTTAAAGATATTCCTGAGTTTGCAGGTAAAAAAGTAAGTGAGATAAAAAAGAAACTAAAAGAAGTTTTTACAAAAGACATGTCTTCTAAACAAAAACTTATTAATAGTATGAGAAAAAAATTAAGAGACAGAAAACCTGACTTTGACCCTACTGATGCTTTTGATAAAAGTACAATGGTAGGTAGAGTTCCACCTAAACAACAAATGACTAAAAACCAAGCTATGGATTTAAATTTATTTGAAGTTGACCCAAAAGATATAGATAAAAGTATAATGAAAAATACTTTAAAAAAATCAGGTGGTGGTAGTCTTAAATCTAATCGTAGCTATCGTGGCTATGGTGCAGCAAGGAAAGGATAATTAAAATGAATATTCCAGCAAAAATATTAAAAGAAGCATCTAAATTAGCTTTAAAAAGAAAAAAGAAAAGAGACATTCTTGAAAAAGAACCTATTGTTACAGCTAAAAAGAAAAAAGTAGCTATCCAAGAATTAAAGAAACAACCTACTCCTAAAGGTTTAACATCTTCTCCTGGAAGGTCAACTGCTGCAGCTCAAGATGCATTAGGTAAAAAAAGTGTTACTGGTCAATCTGAAAAAGGTTATAGAGGAGAAATAAAAAATATAGCAGTTGAAAGTAAAACTGCTAAAGTAGGAGTTAGTTCTGCAGGTAAAAAGAAAATAGATAGTCAAGTAGGAAAATTAAAAAGTCAAATTAGAAATGCTAAAAAAAATTCTGTATTAAGAAGAGCATTAGCTAGAGATAAAAAATATGGTACTTTATCTAAAATGCAATCAAAATTAAAAAAATTAGAAAAAATTCAAAAAAAATTTACAGGACCTAAAGATGTAAAAATATTTAAAGGAAAAGAATTAGATAAAAAATTAAAAGAATTAGGTATACCTAAAGTTAAAAAATTACAATCTGGTCGTAGAGTTGGTGATAAAGAACGTAAAAATCTTAAAAGAGATAAACCATTTAAATCTGGTCGTAGAGTTGGTGATAAA